TAAATCGTAAACCTTATGCTGAATAGTATTCATTGCTTTTTTATTTTGCCAGTACGATACACAAACCGCATATCTCTGATCGTTATCCCCAAACTCACCCACCATCTCAGAGTCACCCATGCACCTATCTAAAAACTGATCCCTATTTTCATTCGCTCTCGGACTTGGCATATTAACAAAGTTGAAATGATAAATTGATATTAAAACTTAAATGTGTCAACTATATCATTTTTTGGCTCAAAAACTATATTGTTTTCCTGTTCCGGTAATGATTTGGAATGTTCGTTTTCGCCTGATGTTATTTCATCCGGTATCCCATCAGGAAAAGCAGTACAACCGCCATTTATATAATCAAAATGTTTGCATTTAAAACAAACTAAATCCTTTGCCTCCATATTAACGTTTAAAATATTGATCTATTAATTTACCAATTTGAATGGCATATTTACTTGGATTGCTATTTAGTTTATATTCGGTAAATCCTTCGGCCATAAATTCGTTTAAATTTGTTGAAGCATATTCACCTAATGATATATTATTTAATGTACTAATGTCTTTATCTTTTACTGCTTTATTTAATTCTCTACTATATTTTAATTTTATACTTTTTAATTTATCAAAAAACTCTCTACCTTCATTTAATTCATTATTATTTCTCAAATTAGTTATTGAATATTTTTTACTTATACCAGCATTTAATTCTGTTGCTATAAAATGAGCAAATTCATGCACAGCGGTAGCCATATCATTATTGTTTGCATCAACTTTTGATTTATCAGCAATTTTTATAAAAATATTATTAACTAAAGTAGCTCTATTATTGTCAAGTCTAAAAGCATCACTTTGATGCCCAAAATTTAATTCTTGAATGCCATTTACTTTTTTATCATTTTTATAATCACTTTTAACAAACCCATAATTTTTGGAAGTGGACTGAAATTTAATCAAAGTAGGCGGTTCATTTCTTAAAGGTACGGTTTTGTATTCATTTACCAAATCGTATATAGTTTTAGCATATCTATTGGCTTTTGATATGTCTATACTATTGGCAAATTCAACATTAGATATATTTAAATTTGTTTTATTGTTAAATTGATTTTTTAATTGATTTGCAATGTCTTTTTTATCATTTTGAAATATATAATTATTACTAATATTTACTTGTTCTACTGGCGGAGGCGGTATATTTAACGGCCTGCTAATAGGCAATACCATTCCCGTGTTTTTCCTTATCAGATTGCCATTTGCATCCCTTTTATTAACTATTACAAATGTACACCTGCATCTAATCACATCCACCGCTTTTGCCTGCGGATCATGCGGATGCTCTAATTCCGTTCCCGATCTGCGATCAACGAACTTATCATTAAAATCCACCGTTTGCCCATCCAGATGCCAATGATCAGCTTTATCCTTTTGCCCTTTGAATGGGTTGCCCCTTGTTCTGTTGTCCTTTGCAGCCACCCACATTTTCTGCTTTTGGAATGGTGACTTGTCCGCCCCTACAAATGTGCCTGCATGAATAGCACGCCCGACCTCTGTACGTGCAATCATATCCGCCCTGTTCTGATTTAACCCCGGTACGGTTTCGCTTATATACCTTGCATAGTCGTAATAACCCCATCCCTCCCGATTGCCACGTTCCAATATATCCAACATCATGCCCCGGCTCGTTTGCACTATCTGTAAAACGCCCTGATTGTAAAAGTTAGTACCTAAATAATCCATTATCATTTGTACCCACTCTTCAGACGTTCCGAACTGCTTTTCTTTGCGTAAAGTGTTGTAATTATCCCTTGCATATTTAACGCCGACCTCCCTAATCAATTGATTTAAGGTATTGCTAATGCCATCACTAAAAAGCAGGTTATTGACATAACGCCTTGCATCCTGTACGCTATTTTGCAAAGCATCTTTAAACCCCTGCATATCCGATTGTAATGCACGGTAAAACTTGCCCCTATACTTGTTAATGTATTTAACGGCTTTATTCCTTTCCCGGTTCCAATATGTTCTCCGTTGTCTTGCCGTCATATTTAGATATGAAGTTAATCAGTTCTTTTGTAAAATGCCCCCGCCTTACTATCATTTTGCCATACTCATTAATACAGTTCTTTTCCCTTTCAGTTTCCGGATATTTACGCTTTGCTATACTTTGGCAATATGTTTTAATTTCGGCAGAATTCAATGTTACAAATTAAATCAGTGTAAAATTCAACGGCAGATATATTAACAAACCCTGACGTAATATCAAAGCTTGCAAACTGCCACCCATAATCACGAAGCCATATAGTCGTTATATTCGGAACTATTATCATTATTCATATTTTCATCAGGTACATCCACGTCTTCAATAAGTCCGTAGTTGCCAGTTATTAAATACTTATTGTGGATCTGCTCCGTTGTAACCTCAAAGCCTAACAATTGCCTGTACTCATTGCCCGTTATTGCGCCCCTATCAAACATCCCATTGTAAACAACTGACATTTTGCTGTAATCATCCTGCAACTCAGGCAATGTGCTGAAATCATAATCTAAATACTCACGGCCTCCAAATGATGGCACGAGCACCCGATTTAATTCATCACGTAAGCTATTACACATCGGCATAATGAGATCGGTTACAAATTTCTTTTGAGCCCATTCTTTATTACTGAATGATTGACCGGGAACTAATATATCCGGATCTACACCTAATGCCATTGCAATACGCTCCATTGTCTTATCCTGACTATCCAATAACTGCATATCCACTGAATCCTTACCAATATTCAAAAACTCCCATTTGCCCTGCAAAGTAGCCACCGCAGCCTTCATGGCAGTATTGTTAATCTTATTGTCAATAACTGATTTTAATTGGCCGGCTTGCTCAGGTGTTAAATTATCCAGCGTTTCATTAGTCAATACACCCTTTGCCCCTCCATTCTGGAACATAGCAACCGCCGCCTCCATTGCATCATTATCCTGTTGTAACCTCCGCTTTAATGGTCGCATTGGATTAAACCCGCGCAAATGGCTACGATCAACCACATCGAAATTCGGGTTAAATGTTTTCCAGTGTATAATATCCGATTTAGGAATAGATATAAGCTTTCCGTTAATATCCAATATGTAACCCAAAACGCCATATAAATCATTCGGATCAGGTACTAATTCAACTTTATCAGGAGGGATTAAATACATCTCCAACACCTCCCCATCTTCAATGCCGCCACGATTAAGCCATATAAATGTTTCACCGTTCAAAGCATAAAAGCTAAAAACACCCTCAAAGAAAGCATCAGCGCCTTGTGTGGGGTTAGGGTTATTTATCAGTTTACTTAATGCTGAATTACTTACAACTTCATCCAATGCCTTTGCTCGATCCAATTGATAGCGTTGCACGTTATTAAGCGGCGAATGCTTATAACGCTTTAATGTGGTTTGATTCTTTGGCAGGTAGCTATAAATGGGTACGGTTGCCGCTTTCCTGCCTATTTTTTTAATTACCGTATAAACAGTGTCATTATTGTCGTAAGCATTTTGATCACGATCCCATTTAAAGAAACTAATCGGAGCGCCTACATAAACGCCGGGAAATGACATTGCTTTCTTTTGTATCTTTTCAATGCCTAAAAGTTTATTTATCCAACTCATTAGAATGCTACCCAACTGGGTGATTTTGATGTAAGTTTTGTAAAGATGCCATATCTCATTGCATCCAATAAGTGATCATTTTCCTTTACAGGACTTTCATCACTTGCTATATTGCCATCCTTATCCGTTTTCCATTTATACGATTGCAGCTCTGCTTTCAGATTACCGCTCTTATGCTGAACATACAATGGATGTGATTTTACTTTCATGATGCCGGCCCATACATCTTTGTCGGCTGGCTTGCAGTTATAACCGGCACGATTTAGCTCTTCAATCGTTTTAGGCTCTGCTGCATCACAAAAGATTTCATCACTCCTCGACAAATTTAACCCTTTCAATTTACTTATTAGATCGGAAATTGTCAACTTAGGCTGATATAATAACTCCTCAACGTAATTAGCGCCCTCATAATGCTCTATCTTTACGAGGGCCGTAGGTACGGTATATCCAAAGTCAAGTCCGTAAAACACGCTCCCTTTGCCCGGTAGCTCACTGCATACTTTCCATTGTGTATAAATAAGTTCCTTTGATGCGCCCCTTTCACCTAATCCGTACACCTTCCACATAAAATCATCAGGCAAATCTTTATAGGATTCAATATAATCTATTTGCTGACGGCTAAGATTGTGAATGTTGTCTAAATAGGTTGAATGTATTTTAACATTCTTTGGGTTGTCGGCTATCTCATAAACCCATGAATTAAACTCCGCCGGATTCCAATCCATAAAGATGGTAGAGGTTGTCCGCATTGCTAACTGATCAAACAATAATTTGCTAATAAGATTAGCCTCATTGATAAAAAGAATATCACGTCCTGGACCACGCGCTTTGCCTTCATCTTCTAATCCAAACAACTCAATGTATGATCCATTAGGAAAGGAATAAACAAAGTCAGTCCATCGCATCCAGTCTTCATACCAGTTGCCGGTTTCCTTTAAAACCTGTTGTAAGTCCCTAAATGCACCACGTTTGATGTGTGGCAGCGAATGGCTCACTATCGATATTCTTTTGTTATTCTGAGTAGTTGCAATGCTGACCAATATTTGTATAGTGGAATAAGATTTGCCAGATCGGCTTCCGCCTTCATTGCAGATTATTTGCGCTCCGTCTTTATAGGCTTGATGTGTCGGCCATATTACTTTGCTCGGTATTGCCATTCGGAGTTATATGTA